GTCGCCGAACTTCTTCACGGCGTCCTGGATCGGACCAGAGGCGAGCAGTCCCTGGATCGCTCCGTTCAGGACCGCGTCGTTCACGGTTTCGTCGATGGACTTGCTGAAGCCCTCTATGTCGTCAGGATTCAGCGCAAGAGACTTCAGAGCACCGGAGAAGTCGAGTCCGTCCGAGATAGCCGTCGAGATCGCCTCGGCCTGGCGCATCGGTTCGAGGAGTTCGTCGATCTGGTCTGCCTGCGCCCCGATGGCGTCCGTGTTCTGCTTGATCTGCGCCTGAATGTTCGCGAGTTCCTCGGCCGACAACTTGTTGTTCCCGGCGAGTTCCTGCGCCTTCGTGATGAGCGTGTCGATATTTTCCGCGTACTGCTGAATCGCGGGACTCTCCGCGAAGCCCTGCATGATGGCGTCCACGAGTCGCGTGCGGACGGCCTCGTTGATGGAGTCCGAGAAGTCCTCGATGAATCCCTTCGACCCCTCGAACCCGGCGCGGAAGGCGTCCGTGATCGCGCCCGTAAAGTCCGCGAACTCCGCTCCCTCGGCTCCCGGCGAGTAGCCGCCGCCGGTCGGCACTGGCGCAGGAGGTACGGTGTTCCCGCCATCGCCGCCAAGAGTTCCACCACCGACGACTCCGCCGACCGCCATGCCAGGCGTGCCGCCTCGCATCAGGTGCTTCGCCTCAGGCCAGGTCAGAGGATGCACGGAGAAGCCACCGCCACGGTTCGCCGTCACCAGCTCCGGAGACCCAGCCTCACCGACGACCGCGCTGCCTCTCGCGAACGTCCCGCCGGAGGCAGCGGCAGGCGTCCCGCCGGACCTGATGCTCCCGGCCGCGCCGTTGATGGCCGCGACCGCCTTCTCGACGGCATAGCCGAGGTCCTGCATCCGGTTCGTCGCGGTCTCGGTCGGGTTCACCATGCGGTCAAGGGCGGACCGCACGCTGTCAGAGGGAGAGGTGAGCGATCCGAGCGCGTCGCTCAACGGGTCGGTGATCGAGGAGAGACGGCCGGCGTCGAGTTGCGCTTTGAGTGCATCGATCCCGCCTGCGATCGTCGACGCTGCGTCAGGCGAGACGGACTCGCTCAAGGCATCGAAGGTGCTCGACAGGGCAGCGGACTCCTCCGGAGTCAGGCTCGCATCCGAGAGCGCCGCGATCATCGAGTCGATCTGCGACTGCATCTCCGGCGCGACCTTTTCGCGAACGTCCGCGAGCGACTGACCGATGCCATATGCGGCCTCGGGCGCGATCTGCGAGATGCTGTCGCTCGTCCCGAGGATCTCGGAGACGGAGTCGCGGAGGCTGTTTGCGGCGTCCGTGACATCCCCAGAGAGCGCCTCGCCTGCGGTGCCGAGAGCCTCCTGCGCTGCGGCAGCGGCTTCCTGATACGCAGTCGTGAGAGTCGCTGACGAATCCGCGCTGCCCTGCGTGACCGCTGCGCCGATCACCTGACTGGCCGTCGTCATCAGTTGCTGGTACTCGGCACCAGAGATCGTTGCGCCGTTAGAGATGGCGGTTCCGGCCTGTGCCATGGCGTCGCGCATAACGAGTTCTTGCGCCTGCGCCTCGGACGCAAGACTCTCCGACGACGACGCTCCAGTCGTACCGAGTGCGTCGGACAGGTTCGCTGCCATGGTCGTCGCAGCATCGGCAAGCGTCGTCGCGGCGGTCTCCGTGGCGGCTGCGACGGTCGTGGTCGCTGCCGTCGCGCTGGTCGCCATCGCTGCATCGGCCTGCGTTGCGGTCATCTGCGCCTGCGTATTGACGGCGAACTGAACGTCACCAGCGCCCGAGGTGACTCCGGTCGCAATCGTCGCGACGGATGCGACCACCGGAGCGAGAGCGTTCGCCGCAGCCTCGCCGGTCGTCTTGATCTGCTGCGCCAAGCCGGCCAGTTGCGCCTGCTCGGCTCCGGTGATGACGCCGTCGGCCATCGCGGCGGCAGTCGCCTGCTTGAAAGTTGCCATCAAGCCGCCGAGCGCGCCCTCCATCACGGCGCTCTGGACGAGAGCCTCCTGAAGACCGGCGGCTACGGACTGCGAGATCGAGGTCTTGAAGGACTCGGAGAACGCAGCCGTCGCTTCCGATACGCTCTTGCCCTCGCCGATGGCCGAGAACGCAGCCGAGACGGCCGACGAGAATCCGCTCTGAAGGGTCGCCTGAGCCTCGGCCACGTCCTTCTTGAACTGCGCGACCACCGGGTCGGTCGGGACTCCAACGGTTCGCGTGTTCATCTTGCCGATGGTCGTGTCGGCTGCCTCTCCGAGTTTGAGGACCGCCTCGACAGACGGCGACAGGTAGGCGATCGTCTGGTCTGCAACCGTGCCGATCTGACCAAGGAGCGCGTCGAGATAAGCCTGCTCATCGCTCGAGATTCCGCCGGCAAGCGCGCCCTGGAATGCCTCACCGAACGAGCCCATCAACTCGGCCAGCGGACCCTTCATCATGGCCGCTTCGGCGATGCCCTGCATGATCGACTGCTTCACGGAGTCCTTGATCGACCCGCGCATCGACTCAGCGAAAGCGTTCATGCCAGCAGCGGTTGATCCTCCGTCGCCAAGAGCAGCATCCATGCCCGCGTTGATCGCATTGTAGAACGATCCCTTGAGTCCGTCTGCGGCAGCCTGGATGGATGCCGCAAGCCGCTCTGCGGCGTCCGGCTTGAACGCCTCAACGACGGCGTCCTGAACCTCCTTCACGGCGGCTCGGATCGCCTTGAGCCTCGGGATGTACTCGTCGAGATTCGCGCGACCCTCAGCCAAGGCGGCCGGAAGTTGCGCCATGAAGTCCGACTGGCTCAGGTCTCCGGACTGGAGTTCTCGAATCTTGCCGAACACGCCCTCGAGAGAACCCATGAAGTCCGAGTTCTCGTTCATGTCCTTGAGCATGGAGCTAGCAAGTGCAGCGCTAACGCTGGTCGCTAGTTTCGAGCCGAGGTTGTCGAACGCGGAGACGAGATTATCAGAGTTGATGAAGTCAGGGATGACCTCGCCGAGCTTCATGGCGGAGGCTGTCATGTCGGCCATCTTGTTCTCGAAAGCCGTCGTGTCGATCGTGAAACCCTGGCTGGCCAAGTCTGCCATAACTGTCTTGAATGCCTCGGCATCGTTGCCAAGCGACACAAGCCACTGCTTCCCGGCTGCATCAAGGTTGCCGAATGCTGACGCTCCGTCCTTCGACATCGACTGGAGAGCTATGGACGCGAGGCTCACGCCGTGTGGCACGTCCTCCTGAAAGATCTCCGTGATGCCATAAATGCTATCCGCGAACTCCTGAGCTCCCCAGTCCGCCTGACCGATCTTTCCGAACTGCTCGATGGCAGCCTTTCCGAAGGTGTTGACGCCGATCAGCGCGTCCTTCAGGGTCACGTCGTTCTCGTCGGCGAACGACCGCAGTGACGCGAGCATCTCGTCATAGGTCATACCGTCAGCGAGGCCGCGCGACAGGAACTCCGCCATGCCGCGTCCCATGTCCATCGCGCCGTTGACCATCTTGTCGCCGTCACCCTTGAAGATGACCGAGAAGATGCCCTCGCCAGCGCCCTTGATCGCGTTGGCCTCGCCTTCCTTCATGCCGCGCTCGATCGCGGTGGCGACGCCGGTCCGGTAGTTGTCGAACAGCCCGAGGTCTTTGTTGTCGCCGCGTGTGAAGTCGCCGAGGTTCGACTTGTCCTGAAGCTTCGAGAAGGTTGGCGACTTATCGAGGTCAGACTCTCCCTTGACTCGCTCCTTCGTGCCCTTGGTCGTCGTATCGAAGGCGTCGCGGAACATCTTGACGATGTCAGGCAAGAACGAGTTGAAGACGCCGACGATCGCAGCCGCGAGCGGGCCGCCGAGTGCCTGAGCCAGCCCTGTCGAAGCCATGTTCTGAAACTGAAGAACCTGATCCCAGCCATTGCTGCCGGTTGAACTTGGGCCGCCTCGTAGAGAGTCCGTGGCCTGCTTCGTGAACGAGCCGACGCCCATGCCGACCATGAAGTCCGCCAGGAAGCTGCTGCCGGCCTGCTTCGCTGCTTCTGGATTGCTGAAGATGTAGGAGCCGTCCGCATTCTGTCCGATCGGCTCTCCGGAACCAGCAGTGGAGCCGCCGCTTGAGCCAGAACTACCGAGACCGAGAAGACTCTTTCCTCCCTCGATCACGGACGAGAACATCTTCCCGAACGTGCTCTCGCCGAACTGGCCGAGGTCGAGGAAGTTCGCCTTCATGGTCGGGTCGAAGTCCGAGAACTTCGACTTGAGCATGGCCGAGAAAATCTGCTTGCCGATCGAGAGGCCCATGCCTTCGAGCACGTCACCTAGGTCTCTAGTTCCCGAGATGACGGCATCGAAAGCCTGGGTGAACGCACCCTCAAGCACCTGGCCGAGGTCGATATATGCGTTCTTCGCGCTCTCAGCAGTCTTCTGCATCGTCTCCTGCGCGGTGACGAACTCCTCTGCGAGAGTTCGCGAGCCGAGTTCGACCTCTTTCTGCCGAACGGCGAGTTCGTGCTCGGCGGCGGAGACCGACATGACGCCGGACTTTACCTGGGCCCAGATCGCGGTCTCTTCCTTGAGAGCGGTGATCTGCGATCGGGCCTGATAGACAGCCATGCGCTGCTTGGCAGCGGCAGCGAGTTCGAGCTCGTTGATCTTGCTCTGCGCGAGTTTGTCGATCGACTCGTTCAGCGCAGCAGTCTCTGCGATGGTCGAGTCGGCTGCTTTCTGGGTGGCAGCGGCGGCGAGGATCTTCGCCCTCTCGATCTCCAGAGTCGAGTTCGCATAACTAACGCCAGACGATTCGGCGGCATCGATCGCTGCGATCTCGGCCTGAAGGTTGACTTGGTTCTGTTGCGATGCGGCTGCAGCCTTCAGGTTCTCGTTCGTCTGCTGGACCGTCACCTCGACCAGTCGCATGCGCACCGCCGCCGCTTGGTCGAATACGTCCGTCGACGCGCTAGCCGCAGCCGTGGCCGCACGCTCCGCGTCGCCGTAACTGATCGCTCCGTCGGCGGCGTACTGCCAGATCTGTCCGACAGTCGAGAGTCCCTGGATCGCCGTGGCGTGCGCCGTGATGGCCTCGCTGTTCTTGTTGACAGCGTCCATCTGGGCCTTTTCGGCCTCGGTCTGTTGCGTGAGTTGGTCGGCGTAGGTCTGACCGGAGATGACTGCCTGAATCTTACCTTCGGCTGCCGTCCGGATAGCCGCAGCCTCCTGCTCGGTAGCTCCTAGAATGCGGAGGCTCGACTCCTCGATGATCGCCGCAACAGCAGATTGAGTCTGCCCGGTGACTCCGTACTGGTCAGCTGCGATCTTCATCGCGGCGACGTGATCTGCCTCTGCCTGCGCCTGAGTCCGGAGGTCGTTGACGTAGACAGCGCTTGACTGCGAGCGCTTCGACGCGACCGCCTCTGACGCTGCCTGATAGGCAGCGTCCTGCGCCGCCATCGATGCCTGCGCCGCCTCGACCGTGCCGAGGGTCGTCACGAGCTGGTCGTAGATCTCCTTCTCTTGGCTGATCGCCACGTACCGGTCCGAGTTCACCGGAGTGGCATTCAGTTGCGTGTAGAAGGAAGTCGTCGCCTCCGTCGCCGTCTTGATCTCGTTCAGCTTCGAGACGTAGCCGTCCATGACGGCCTGCGCTTGCTTCTGCGCTTCCTCCTTGCGCTTGAGAGCCTCCGCCTCCTTGTCGACCGCAGCGGATACTGCCGTCGTTCCGGAGTTCACCTGCTTCAGGGCCTCGGCATAGGAGATGCCGTTGGCCTCGGCGATGGCAGAGACCGTCGCGGTCTTCTCGAGGGCAGCGTTCGCCTTGTCGAGTTCCAGCTTCAGGCGAGCCGTCTCGCCGCTCATGTCGGTCGCGTCGAACTCGATCGACGCCTTGAGCTTTACTTCGAGCAGGTCTCGCTTTGCCTCGACCTCCGAGCGCACGGTATCCGCGCCAGAGTTGACCAGCTGCGCCAGTTGCGAGTTCCAAGCGCCTTGAGCGTCACTGCCGAAGGCGAGGCCGATGCCTCCAACGACGACGGCTGCAAGGGCAGCACTAACAACTGCAACGCCGCCAGTGCCGATCGCAACGCCAAGCGAAGCCACGATCGATGCACCGAGCGCCTGCATCGGCCCGGTGAGCAGGTTGGCCGCCAATGCGGCGCCGCCTCCGAGCATCGCCACAAACACGCCGTCCGATATCATCGGAGCGGCCTGGCCCGCGTTGTCCTTCAACTCCGTCGCAAGCGAGTCTACGATCTGAGCAGCGGACTCCGGTGCCTTGGCGACCGCGCCGCCCGTGATGCCTTCGAGGATCGCGTGACCGATAAACGCCAGCGCTCCGCCGGCAGGACCTCCTATGGCGATAAAGATCCCGGTCGAGATGATGTCGACCCAGTCCATCGAGTTCCAGATGGAGACAGCGACCGAGACGAACCCGCTCCAGAGAGCCTTCGCAAGTTGTCCTCCGACGGAGATCACCGTTGGAGTCACGTCGCGAAAGATCACCTCGAGGCGCTGACTCAGCGTCGCGCCCTCGCCGAGGTTCTTCAAGTCGTCGGCGATCTTCTGGACACCGGCCGACATGGCCTTCATGGCGCTCGAGAATGTTGCGGAGAATGCCGCGACGGTCGAGTCGTTCGCGACAAAGTCGACGATCGTGTCCGTCAGGTCCTTCAGCGCAGGCAACATCGATGCCGCGATCTGCGTACCGACTCCGGTGACCGCCGTCCCGAGGATCGCGAGGTTGTCGTTGAAGGCATCGGCCGCTGCAGCTGTGTCCTCGGAGATCACGGCGCCCAGGCGCTCCGATAGGGTCGTCAGGCGAGTGATCTCTTCCGAGCCCTGATTCAGGAACGGGATCAGGTCGGCGCCGGACTTGCCAAGGACCTCCATCGCCAGCGCTGTCTTGCGTCCGCCGTCTTCCATGCCAGCGAACGCATCTGCGAGCGCGAGCATCGTGCTGTTCGTGTCGGAGAGTCCTTCGTTTACGTCGAATGATGCGCCGAGGACCTGCTTGAACGAGTCGGCCATCGCCGTGTTCCCGGCAGATGCCTCGGACAGGTTCTTTGAGAGGACCTTGAAGCCGTTGCCGACGCCCTCGATCGACGTGCCTGCGGTGTTCGCCGCAAGCTCGAAGGCTGACAGCGTCGACACGCTGACGCCGATCTTCTGCGATAGGTCGTTCAGGTTGTCGGCGCGGTCGACGCCGGAGAAGAACGCGTCGACGGCGCGACTGCCGATCTCGAAAGCCGTCTTCGACAGTTCAACGGCCGCGTTGAGCGAGAGCAGCGACGACGCCATCGACGACAGCCCGCCCGTCGCAGACTGCGCCTTCGACCCTAGTTCGCCGGCCTTGTTGCCGAACTCGCCGACCTGACCACCGGATGCCTGCGCGGCGGATCCAGCGGCCTTCGTCCCAGCCTCGAGCGTCGAGAGCCCGGCCTTCGCACCAGACGCAGCCTGCCCGAGCGAGGCAATCTTCTCACCGGCCTGGTCGATCAGCGAGATCGACCCGTCCTCCTGGACTGCGATCTTGACTGTGAAGGTCGTCTCAGCCATCAGGTCGCAAGCCGGGTGGACCGTGGACGGTGGACACTGCCGAGTCTACCAGATCACGCGGGCTTTTCGGAACGCGCCTCGTGCTGGGCCATCATCTTGCGCAGGTCGTCGAGCTCGCGCGCAGCCTCGGCCTCGCGCCTCTCGCGCACGGACCGCGTCACCTCGTTCGGCGCGTCACAGATAGCGCGCGTCACGACCGAGACCCACTCGTAGGCGTCGAGTGAGTCCCGGAACGGGACGCGCGGGTCCAGTTCGCCCTCGACGTCCGGCACCCGGTAGAGCCGGAGCGCCAGGGCGAATCGCTCGGGACTGATCCCGGCCTGCGTGCGCTTGGTCTTGCCGGGACCCGTAGCCTCCCAGGTCTCGACCGAGCGCATGGCGAACTCGTAGACCCGGACCATCTCCGAGTCCCGGCCGAACGCCTCGAACGGGCACGAGTCCCGGCCGTACCAGCACTCGTCCGGGTCGTCCCGCCCGGCCTGTGCGGCCTTGCACTCCGCGCAGGACCGAGGCGCGCCAGGGCGGCTCGTCTCGAGGACGAACTGCCTTAGGCGTCCTTTTTTTCCTCGCGCTCCTCCTCGTCCTCATCCGCGCCATTGATGAGCGCGTTCGAGATCAGAGCGCCGAAGCGTGAGCCGAGCGTGTTCGTCATCAGGAACGACGCGAACTCGGGCGTGTACGGGATCTCGGTGACTGACTTGTCGGCCTCGATCTCCTGGTCACCGCGCCAGATGTCTCGGAGGTTGTCGATCGTCAGGCCTTCCCAGCCGACGATGACCTTCTTGCAGTAGTACTCCTGGTACTCCTGCTGGTGCTTCTTCGCGGCCGGAGATCCGGGCCGCACGCCTGGAGGCAGCGTCGCGCGCTCTCCGAGCTTCGTGATCTGCTCCGCACTCATGCGTGCGATGAAGCAGGTGAAGGCGACGTTCGGGTCGGCCTTCGTGATGCGGACCTTGATCGGTTCCTTCTTGGTCGCGACGAGCCGGAGTCCGGCAGGGAGGGTCTGGTCAGTGGGCATCGTGCCTCGGGTCAGGTGGACGTCTGGACTATGCAAAAACCAGTGCGGCGGGCCGGTGACCGATCCGTGGATCCGAGGTCACCGACCCGCCGCTCGCGATGCCGTTACGGCTTCTCGCGGAACTCGATCGTGTAGTCGCCGCCGTCGGTCGTGGACTGGCACATGTAGCTCACGGTGTAGAGCTTGATGCCGTCCTGCTGCGAGACCGCGACGTTCGTGACCTGAGGCGTCGGCACGTTGAAGATGATCTTCGAGGTCGACCCGGTCGCGTGCGTCCAGGTGATCGCATTCGACACCGTCGCCGCACGAAGGTCAGCGAAGAAGTCTTTCGAGGAGAGCGTGTTCTCGGCCTCGACGACGACCTCGAGCTTCGCCGCGCGGCTCGAGATGTGGACGCCCTTGAACCCGTAGGCCGAGTTCGCGTCCGCACGCTCCACGACACCGACGCCGAAGTCGAACTTGATCGACCGGACGATCGGGTTGTACGCGCCGATCGTCAGCGACTCGCTCTCGACCAGGACCTTCGTGTCGCTCGGGTAGACCGGCGAGGAGGGCAGGGCGACCGACGTCGGAGCGTTGTAGGTGCCCTGCATGTCGAAGGTCAGGTCAGGCGCCTGCCCGGCCTGCATCGACAGCGAGCCGGTGCCGAGGATGCCGTTCACCTTCATCAGCACGCCGTCCGAGTAGACGTAGGCCGTGCAGGACTGGAAGTCCGCGCTCGACGAAGACGGACCCGTGTCCGAGGGTGCGTAGGTCCACGACGACGACGACGAGACGGTGCCCGAGGTCTCCTTGTGACCGCACGCCTTCAGCAGCGGCGCGAAGAACGGCTTGCCGGCGCTGCCCTTCGACATGGCCACGGTCGCGGGCTTGAACATGCCCTTGGCGCGGCCGACGAGCTGCTTGGTCGGCGTCAGGCTCGCGCGCAGCGCGGCCTTGTCGATCATCGTGTTGTCGACGGACCACACGCCGGCGCCGTCGCCGTAGATCAGCATCGCGTCGGTCGACTCCGAGGGAGTCGGGTCCGTGCCGTAAGTCGTCTCCGACTTCACGAGGACGAGTGTCTTCCTATCCAGAGCGAGAGCCATCGTGACTACCTCTCCACCGCGCTATCGCAGCGGTGACGTGGACGATGGACAGTGGCCGGTAGCCTGCGCAGGCGAGCCGCCACCCTTGACGGAAACTCGCTCGGACACTTCAGTCTTACCACAATCGGCAACGACCTGTAAAAGCCGACGAGCCGCCGAAGGCCAGGAGAAGCGCATGGCGCTGCGTGCCGCGGCCTTGCCCTTCTGCTGTGCCCGGTGCCAGTCCATCACGACGTCCGCCACGGCTCGCATGGCGTCGGTGATGTCTGGCATGGCCCAGAGGAACTGCCGGTCCGGCTCTCCGGTCGACGACCGCCAGACGTGCTCCTCGAGCCGGTAGTGGATCGGGTACGAGTTCTCGACTGTGCAGAAGTCCATGTGCCCGGAGTAGCCGGTTACGATCGGAGCCAGCCCGGTCGCCTGGGCCTCGAGCGGCGTCAGTCCCCAGCCCTCGCCGACAGTCGGAAAGATGAAGCCGTGCGCCGACCAGTAGAGGTCGCGCATCTCCGTGGCCGAGAGGAAGCGGTTGTCGACCGTGAACCGGCCTCCGTCGCCTCGGACCACCTCGCCGTCGAACGAGTCGAGCGTGCCGCTCTTGGACAGCATATCGATCGACTGGAGGCGAGCGTTGGTCGTCTTGATGTAGAGCTCGGTCCGCTCCATCCGGCGCAGCAGGTGCCGGTAGAGGTCCTCGAGCAGGCTCCACTTCCGCTGGTTCGGCGCGCCAACGTAGAGCCAGCGGAACTTCTCGCCAGGCTTCGGCCAATGGCGCTTCTTGTAGGTGTAGGTCCCGAGGTCGACGCCGAGCGGGCAGACGTAGATCGGCCGGTCCGTGTGCGGCCGGAAGATGTCCCGGCAGAACATCGACGGTACGACCACCGCATCAGCTCGCGCGAAGCCGTCTGGCCACTCGTCCGGCAAGCGCGCGGACTCGTACATCGTGAAGAGCAGGTTCCGCTTGCCCTCGATCGGCCGGAACAGCGACGGCACGCAGAAGTGAACTGCCACGTCCGCGGTCGGAGTCAGGTCGGCGATCTCCGAGAGTGCGGCCTTCATCTGGCGGTTGGCCGTTGCGTACCCGAGCGCGTTGCCTCGCTCGGTGCCGTCTGCCTCGATAGCCCAGTGCAGCGACGGCCGGCTCAATGCTTGGCCGGGTCCTTCATGCTGCGCTCGTAGGACACCTCGAACTCGCAGCGGCCGTAGACCTTGCCCTCGAGCGGGTCGCCGAAGTTCACGGCGTTCGAGACCTCCTTGATACGCGCGATGATCGCCGTCGTGCCTCCGTTCGGACTCGGCACGGTCAGCTCGAACTCGATCACGCCGGTCGTCGCGTCCGACATCACGGCCTCCTCGACCTCTGCTAGGAAGTCGTCGGCCTCGTCGTCCGGGTCGCCGCCGTTGTAGACGTCCACGAAGTCGCAGACGACCGGGAGCGTGCAGGTGAACCGGCCGTTCGCCGTGATGTCGACCTCCTCGATCCCTCGCATGACGACCACGGCAGGCGTCGGGATCGACTGCGGCAGTTTGCGTGCGTTGAACACGCCTCGCGTGCCGATGTCCCGGTCGAAGCCGTTGTCGTAGGTGATCCGCTGGAGGCGCGTGATGACGGCCTCGAAGAGCTTCTGCCTGATCGTGTTCGAGGTCACTTGCTACCTCCGAGCGCGGCCTCGACCGCGTCCTGAATCTCCTCGGCCACCATCGGCAGGTCCTTCTCGATGGTCGGGTAGAGGTAGGGCTTGCCCTTCTGCGTGACGGACTCCTTCAGGACGAACAGCGGCGTCAGTTCGTCGCTGCCTGGACGCTTGCCGAAGATCAGCAGGTTCCCGGCACGCGAGCGCTGGATGAACGTCGAGCCGTAGCCGAACTGACCAGGCGACGAGCGCACGTCGCGCGCACGAATCCCGCCGACTCCGGCCTTCGTGTAGAGACCGCTCTTCGGCAGCGGGATCGCGAGAAACGGTCGTCCGTTGATCTGACCGCCGAACTCGACCTGTCGCGCGTAGACGAGCGCCTCGGCGCCCGTGAGCGACCCGACCTCGAGTTCGCGTCCGCCGGTCACTTTGTACCCGAGCGACGCACGCAGTCTGCCGGACTTGACCGGAGCTGCCCGCTTCAGGTCGCCCTCGATCCGCTGGCCTGCGTTGTCTAGACCCTTCGGCACGCCGACCTTGAGCGCCATGCCGAGAGAGCCAATGGCGGCCGTGAACTTCGCCGTGTCTACGTCGACCGAGACCCGCATCAGAGCCGCATCGGAGAGTGCTGCGCAAACACCGCAGCCACGCTCGGCAGGAGGTCCATCGCCATCGCATACGAGATCGACTTGCCGTCGACCGACTCTCCGGAGATCCCGAGAGAGTCCTTGCGCTGGTGCATGTAGGCCACCTGCGTCGCCACCGCGTCGCGCAGGTCCCACGGCACGGCAGAGACGTCACGGTAGCCTCCGACGTAGACCACCTGCACGGTCCCGACGCCCTCGAGAAAGCCGAAGTTTGTAAGGCCGTCGTATCGGTTCCCGCTCCGGCGCTCGATCACGCCCTTGTGCCCGAGCACCGACCAGTCGTACTCGGTCGCCTGAAGTGCGGTCGTGTTCGCGAACTGCCCGGTGACGCTCTCCTTGATCGACGTCACGGACTCGATCGGGAATGCCTTCACGCGCACCTGGCGCTGCCATGCGTCGATCGAGAACGTCTCCGTGCGGGTCGCGCGTCGGAACTTCCGGGTCGTCTCGCCCTCGGCCCGAGACGACACGGAGTCGATCAGGAACTCGATGAACTGCCGCTCGGAGTCCGCCACTCGAGGCCTGCGCAGTGCCACGTCCTCGACCGTGCAGAGCAGCAGATATCCTCGGCAGACGATCCGATGCTCGAAGATCAGCGTCTTCGCCGTCTCGAACGTGATCGTGAACGTCGCGACATGCTCCTCGGTCTCGCCGGTCGTCCCGATGAGGGCCGTGTCGGCTGGCATGATCGACCACGAGATCGCACCGGACGTCGCATGGATCGTGACGTTGTTCAGGTTGAGCACGTTCTGCCCATTTCGGGAGTTCACGATCGCGCCCGTCGCGCCGTCGCGCAGAGTGAGGGTCGCCGAGTTGATGTTCGCGAGCGGGATAACCGTCCCGGCTGCGTCGCGTAGCGTGCCCGTGAACAGACCGGATACGCCAGGATCCATTCGAGTCGTCGTTGCCATCGATCAGTCGACTCCGTGCAAAACCGACGCAGACGCCGGCAAGGTCAGGTACGAGCAGCACATGTCGCCGCGCGTGCAGGCGACCAAGAGCATTACTGCGGCAGCGAGCCTCACTGGACGACTCCCTCAAAGCGCTGAAGTTGGTACTGGAGGATCGCGGTAACCTGCTGCGTGAGCCGCTTTACCTGTTCTGCCGTCTGCTCCTGAGTCGGCGCTAGTATGGCAATAAACAGTCGGTTCGCATCGATTGCTCCGTTCATTCGCTCGACGAGGATCTCTTGCGGACCTTTAGGCCTAGGAGAAAACACTCCGTTCTTGTATGATCCGCCAGACTCGGCACCCGACCCCTGAGGCGCTAGCACGATGTATCCTCCGGACGGAGTAACGGCATCGGTCGGATAGCCGTCGTATTCTATGACGGTAACGACGATGTCATCGAGGCCCACGATAGCGTAGCGCTCTGCGTATGACGGTGCTGCAATCAGCAGCAAAGCGAGTATGAGAGCGATCCTCATGTCGTGCTCCGAATACTATCAGTACGACGCGACATAACAGATGCCGTCTCCGCCACGTCCGCCATTACCGCTGTATCCACTAGAGCCGCCCGCGAGTCCTCCGCCACCTCCACCTCCTCCACCACCAGGCGTCCCGCCAGATCCGCCATCACCAGCAACGCGATTTGCAGCAGGCGTTCCGGTTCCACCACCTCCACCACCTCCTACTCTCCTACCTGTGGTGAAAGAACCTCCGGAACCGCCCGGATTTCCGTTTCCACTCGTTACGGCAGCTCCGCCATCGCCACGCGATCCACCGTAGTTGCATCCGGCAGAACCGTTCCCACCAGCACGACCGTCTCCAGTAATTCCGCCGCTTCCACCACCACCACCGCCTGGAGAATGCCCGAACAGGTTCGTCGCGTCGCTGAAGAGACAGGTGTTCGTAGACGACGCACCGGCAGCCGTAGCGCCGTTTCCGCCAGCGACTCCGCCGAATGGCTTGCCCGCCGTAGCACTACCCTGAACTCCTTGAGTGCTTGAGCCTCCGAGGCCGGCCTTGCCGCCTGGAGCGGAAAGTCGTGATGCAGCGAGCGGTCCGAATAGCGAGGCGTTTCCGGCGCTCCCTGGATTTCCGTCTAAGGTGCCCGTCTGAGCAGCGCCGTAGTCGCCTCCCGTTCCGACTGTCACGGTTTCCTCGCTGTCGAGTTCCGAAGCGAGAAACCACCCCGAGGCGATGGCTCCGGCTCCTCCCGCACCTCCGCCAGCACTGGTGCCGCTGCTTCCGCGCCTACCGGAGCCTCCTCCTCCACCACCACCCACGCACCAGACCCAGACGACACTTGCCCAGGTTGGCTTAGTCCATGTGCTCGTACCCGCGAGATAGACCTTCTCGTCGATAGCTGTCTTCGAGATTGCTCCGTCGACGATTGCGACCTTCGACGATCCCAACTCCTCGATCGCGAGAGCGTCGGAGATGATAAGCAGGGCAAGGATGACCGATCTCATCGATAACTCGTGATCCAGCAGATTCCGTCTCCGCCGTTTCCGCCAGCTCCGGACGTTCCAGAAACTGATCCACCTCCGCCGCCACCGCCACCGCCCGGCTGACCGCCGTTTCCGCCAGGTCCACCATTGACGAATGTAGCGCCATATCCGCCGCCACCACCCATGCCGCCATTACCGAGCAGCCTGCCGCCCGTCAGGTTCGTACCGCTTGCACCCGAGGGAGCCGTCGATCCGGAGGCCGGAGTCGCAGTAGGCGCGGGTAATCCGTTCTGGCAGCCGACTAGTTGCGAAGTGGACGAAACGAACGAGGTAGTCGAATGTCCTCCGCTTCCACCACCTCCGCCAGCAGGACCATAGAACGAACCAGAGCACGAACTGCCGCCTGCGCCACCAGCGCCAGCCAGCGATCCAGAGCCACCGCCACGGCCGTTCGGACTGCCGGGTCGATAGGTACCTCCTGCGGCCGCTCCGGATATGCTTCCACCGTTACCCTTGGCACCGCTGTCGGCATAGACGATGCATGTCAAGATAGTCGGAGCAGCGATGCACGCGGAGTCTCCGACGTAGGATCGGCCTCCATCGATGCCGTTGTTCCCGGAACTCCCAGCGCTTGAGACTGACGATCCTCCTGTACCACCTGCTCCGATCACGATCGACAAGCTCGAGCCTAGTAGGTCAGAAGCACGAAACCAGCCCTCAGAAAGTACGCCTGAGCCTCCGCCGCCGCCACCACCAGAAAACGTGCTCGTGTTTCGAGCTCCAGAACCGCCTCCTCCTCCTCCTCCGACACACCAAACATGAACTCGCGTGGCATATGACGGCTTCTGCCATGTCGCTGTTCCAGACGTGTAGACGCGCACGTCGATTGCCGTCAGTACGCCATCGGCCATATCGACGCTCGTGTCGGACGCAGTTATTGCGATCGCTGGAGTCGGGAGCATGAGCCAGATCAGAAGGATACGAACACGCATGCGCCGTTTCCTCCGTCGCCTCCACGACCTCCGTTCGTCGTGTCGTTCAGTCCAGCTCCACCACCACCACCACCACCACCAGGCGTGCCACCCGCTCCTCCGATCCCTCCGTTCGTGCCTAAAGTGATCGATGCTCCACCAGAACCTCCGCCTCCGCCGACCCTGCGCGAGTAACTTGCGCCGGCTGAGCCGTTCCCACCAGGAGTCGATGCGCCAGATCCGCCGCTTCCGGGACTCTGGCATCCGTCCGCGCCCGTATATCCAGACGTTGCTACTCCGGTGATGATTCCACCACCGCCGGCACCTCCGCCCGGAGAATACGAGGCGAGTCCGGTGCAGGTCATGGTGACTGACGGGTTCCCTCCTGCGTTGCCCGTCCAGTACAGGGCCGCAGCGTTCGATCCGTAGGAGTACACGAGGCACTCTGTCTGAGCGCTGCTTGAGGCGATTGGAACGCAGCCGGAGGAGCCCACGCGACTATCTGCTCGCGCGCCGCTCACCGATCCCGTGGAAGTGTTCGTCGTGGCTCCGTTGCCTCCCGTGGCGCCCTTCGCGACGACGACAGTCAGTGAGCTTGGAAGTTCAGATGCCCTGAACCATCCTTCATGCGGAGACGCAGATGCTCCTCCGGTGCCACCATTCGTCAGGGACGACGTTCCTTTTGATCCGCCTTGTCCTCCAGCGCCGCCACCGACGCACCAGATATGAACGATGGTCGCCCAGGATGGCTTCGTCCAAGTCGTCGTATACGTCGACGAACTACCGCTGTAACTGACCACGTCGACCTGAGCCTTACCCGAGACCAAGCCGTCCTCGACCTTGAAGCCTCCACCTCCGTCAAACGAGTAAGCGCAGCGCGTACTCGCCAAGACGATGAGGATCACTCGCAGGACGAAGTCGCGCATGGCGTCAGATCAGGCGGTGCGCTCGAGCACGCAGGTCACCCACGCGACCGCCGCAAACGAGGTCTTCGCGATCCGGAAGTTCACGCACTGGCCTGCCGTAGTCGTGAACGTCGTCGACGTGTCAGACGTAACTGCGTTCGCAGTCGAAAGAGACACGGTCGGCATCGAGGTCGTGGAGAGGCCCGACCCGCAGGTGCCCTTCGCGACCGTCACGCTGGCTCCTGTGCCGTTCGAGGATGCCGAGCAGCGCAGGTTCCCCCAGGTGCCAGCCGGGACGACGGTCTGCGTTCCGAGGTCGTCCGTCGTTCCGACCGCTCCGACCGCGTCCATGTAGACAGTCGTGCTGCCGTTCGACACCTTCGTCTGGCTCTTCGGCGCGATCAGAGAGTTCACGCCAGAGCCAGAGGCACAGTCGCCGGTCGCGACCTCGAGATTGTTGTTCGAGTTGACTCGCACGCAGCGACCCGCCGTCGCCGTGCCCTCGAAGGTTGCAACCTTGTTCGTCCCGGTCGACGATTGCTTGATCGACGAGTCGATCTCCGTCATCGCGTTGACCGCGCCGGCCGGAAGGTCGATCGAGGTCGAGATCGTCGGCGAGGTGATGGTCGGCGAACTGCCGAGCACGACCGCACCCGTGCCGCTCTCGTCCGTCAGGCGTCCGGCCAGGTCAGACGACGAGAACGTCGCGAGGTCTCCGATCGCGACCTGCGCGAAGGTCGGCGCTCCGGAGCTGACCGACTTGAGATACTGCGGCGTGGCCGTCGAGTTCGCGGCCAGCGTCGAGAGGGCCTGCGTGCCGTCGGTGCCATACGGGATGCCGTACTGCGAGATGGCCGACGCGGACTTCGTACAGGTCGGGCACGCGATCACGCCGTCCTCTCCGGTGATCGGAGGGGACGCGTCGATCGCGTGCGCGGGCAGAGCCGTGAGAGAGACGATCACCAGTCCGTTGACGATCCCGAGGAACGCGGACCAGAGCGTGCGTGAGAGCTTCATCGTGTGTGACCTGAGCGTGGACCCTGGCCGGCAGTTACTGCTGGGAACTCTTGATGACGTGGTAGCGGCCGTCCGGCGTAGCCGTTGGACACGGCGTCGGGCTCGGCTCGATGCAGGCGGACAGGAGTGCGGCCGTGGCCGCGATCAGGATGGCGAGTCTCATGTGTTCAACCTCCTGCCACGAGATACCGCAGCGAGAACTTGTGCTTCGCCGACGCCGCACCGGCACTCGTGACGATGCGCAGCGCGAAGCGGTCGCGACGCGAGAATGACAGCGTGCCGGTCACATATCCGCCGGTCGCAGAGTCCGTCGTGCTGACGCCGAGTCCGGACGTCGCTCCGTTCTTCATGATCTCGTAGGCGAACGACTTGCCCGTGCCCGGAGCCGAGTCGGCCTCGACGACGAGCTCGAGCACCTGACCCGCGGGCATCGGAATCTCGACCTCGGCGATCGACGCGTCCTCGAGCAGTCCGAGATAGAGCGTGCGTCCGCTGCTGACCGGGAACTGCGTAGCTCCGGCGATCACGTCGAGGACACCAGAGACGGCGAGGTTAGGCGTGCTGACGAAGTCCAGGCGCGCGACGAAACTCGGGCCGGTCTGCGTGAGTCGTACCGAGCGAACGTCGACCGTAGGTGCCGCCACGCTCGACGCACCGCCAGCCAGCGTCGGCGCAGTGCGCCTGCTGTCCACGGAGCCGACCGTCGCAGCAGATGCGACAGTTCCGGAGACGACTGGAGTCGGCCGTCGCAGGTCGATCCCGTCGACGGACGGCGATGCATTCGGCACACGTCTCGCGCTCGCGTGGACCGTGGACGATGGACAGCGTCAGTATAGCGAGATGCGACGCTTGTTGCGACCTGACCTGATCTGCCCGCGCTTCCAGCGGCGCGACCCGCGGTCTCCGACCGACTGCTCGTGGCCCAGGTGATAGCCCGAGCACCACCGGCATCGATACGCGAGAGCCGCACTGCGCGACCCGCTGTGCATCTTGGCGAGCGTCGAGACGGCCATGCCTCGGCTGTCGAACCGCTGCTTGCCCGCGCAGGCCGAGTCCTCGGTGTCGCGCACGGCTACGGCTCCTCGTCCTCTACGGCTCGCCGCCGGGACTCCGACCGAGGCCGGTCCCGCCGATCCCGGTGCCGCTTGGTCGACAGGTCGAGCCCGGCGATCGCCTTCCGGGCCGACCTCCGCATGGCGAGCACCGTCTCGCGCAGCGACAGAGGCATCGGCTCGGGCTTCCGACGGCCCGTCATGCCGCCCTCTCAGAGGCCGCCGTATCGCGCTCTAGAGCCGTCAGGAGGGCCCGAGCGCAGTCGGCCCACGTCAGGGTGGCCTGCGCCCGGATCGCGCCTCTGTGGGCCTTCCTGAGCGCCAGTGGGTAGCGCTCGATGACTCGGGACATGACGCTTGCGAGGTCGACTGAGTCCGCCACGGCTGCCCGGAACGGATCCTGCCGGGAGTTGATCACCGTCTCGAATGAGTGCCGGACGAACCAGGCGCAGGACTCGTCGAGGAAGTCGAGCTGGCCCGACCACTTGGTCGTGATGACCGGCAAGCCGATCGCCTGCGCCTCGAGCATGGGCAGTCCCCAGCCCTCGCCCTGGCTCGGCATGACGAGGCAGTGCGCGGCCCGGTAGATCGCGAGCAGCTCGTCATCGGGCACCGCCCGCGTGTCGAACGTTACGTTCCGCACTCGCTCGAAGCGAGAGACGGCACCCTCGGGAACGGAGTGCTTCAGATACAGATGGAGCCACGGCGTCGACTGGAATGCGACCGACCACGCTTCGATCAGCGATCCCGTGCCCTTGCGTCCGTTGACGGCTCCGAGGTGCAGGAACACGAACGGCTTGCCTGACTCAGGCGTCCAGTCGCGCGGCTCGTACCGGAAGCGCTCCGGGTCGAAGCCGAGCGGCACGACCGACGCGCGCTTGCCGACTCTCCGAAGAGCCGGGCCGAACAGGCTCGCGCAGAACCGGGACGGCACGATCACCTGGTCCGCGAGAGCGAACGCGCGCTCGAACTCGCGCGGCACCGGCTCGCCCTCGTACATGGTGAACAGGACGTTGCGCTTGCCTTCGACCGGATAGAAGTTGTTCGGGTGGCAGAAGTGGACCGCCGTATCCGCGTCGTCCGTGATCTCGACGCCTAGCCGCGCGACCGCGTCACGCAGCCTGACCGACGCCGACGTGTAGCCGTAGCCGTTGCCGGAGACGATCGAGTTGTTGAAGGCCCAGCGGAGTTTCACCGGATCATCGAGGACTTGATCGTCGCCGTCATCCGACGCAGGCCGCGCCCACCCATGCGCTCGTCCGGCTTGTCGGGATCCTCGACCGCAGGCGCGTCGACGTACTCGGCCACGCCGAGCGCGACCAGTCGGGACGCCTCCTCGGTCGGGAAGTCGAGCACCCGAGGTGCGGCATAGACGACGATGCGGCCCTTGATCGTGTCGCAGTCTTCCAAGATTCGGACTTTCATTCGCGTGCCTCCGCTCGCTCGACCATCGCTCGGACGGTCGCGAGCCTGTCTGCGTACTGGGTCGCGTGCCAGAACCTCGGTTCCGCGACCTGATTCCTATCGTGCGGGTGGTGATTCCACTCCGGCCCGAGCACCTGCGTCCGCGCGAACAGTTCCGTCGGCTGGTGCAAGTGCGCCGTCGGGTCCTGCGTGACGCGGTAGCCCATGAGCTCCAAGATCGCGGCCTGCTCCCACCACGGGTGCGTCGTGAAGTATTCGCGCTCCCATGCCTCGACCAAGTGCGAGCGCATGCAACGCGTGACGAGCCAGACGCCGCAGTTCGGAACCGACCCGCAGTTCGTCTCGTGGACGACCAGCGCTTGCCAGGCGTCGGGCCGATGCTCGTCGAAGAGGTTCCGCTCGAGGTCGCCGACGACGACGTCGGCATCGACCCACAGCACTCGCTCGTAGCCCGAGTCGAGCGCCTCGATCATATGCAGGACCTTCTGCCAGCTCGGAGGGCGCGGACCGTCGAGGTTCACGCACCAGACGTCGAGCCCGTGCCGCGCGGCATACCTGCGCAGGCGAGGGAACGTGACCTCGGCGAGTGCGGCGAACTGGTCGCCGCTGTGCCCGGTGAGAAGGAGGTCCGCTCCCATGTGTGGCCCGTGTGCGAAAGAGAGAGGCGGGTGACCGCGCGTCGTTGACGCAACGGCCACCCGCCAGTCAGTCAGCGTCAGGCGGTCTTGCAGACCGCGAACGCCGTCGGGAGGATCGTCTTGACCGCGTAGGTGCGCGACGCACGCATCACGATCGAGTACGACTTGAAGCCCGCGTGCTCGCTCCAGTCGATCGCGAGCGGCGTGTGATCGCCGAACGCGTGACCGAACTTGAACCAGCCGTAGACGATGAACGGCTTGCCGCTGCCCGACGTCGACGGCATGGCGTCGGTGACGTACAGCGGGCGTCCGAACAGGCGGCCGGGACGGCCGGCGGTCTGGTCAGGGATCTGCGCGGAGTCCGGACCCACGAACCCACCCGGCCAGTCCGGCTGGAAGATCGGGCGGCCCTGCGTGTCCTTCAGGCCGACGACGTAGCGCAGGGTGTCCGGGTGCATCACCCAGTCGCCGCGCCAGCGCACCTTCGTCGCGACCTTGTTCAAGGTCCCGAGCAGGTCGTCGAACGACACGACCGAGAACGCGGTCGAGCCGGTCGGCATCGTGTAGACCTGCACCGAGCCCTCCTGGAGGACGCCGGTGAAGGGATTCGAGGAGCTGAACATCTGGACGTTCATCTCCTGGTCGATCGCTTCCTTGTAGAGCAGGCCAAGGAGCGGAGCGACCGGGACGATCGTGTTCTGCGTCAGCTGGATCGACACGGTGTCGATCGCGAGCACGGTCTTCGCCGTCAGCGTCGGGTTGTCCATCGTCGCGCCGGTCTCGGGACCGTCGGTGTTCTCCGCGACGTAGTTGCCGCCCGCGTAGCTGATGGTCGGACCAGCGGTCGTGACCGGCAGCTTCAGCACGTCGCTGTCCATCGGGAAGCGCGCCGAGATCAACTCGGGCAGCGACGCCTCTCCAGGGATCCGGCTGATGGTCTGGCTGACCAGGTCCGGGACCAGCACGCCGCCGGTCGAGTCCGTGCCCGAGGTCTGCGCGCGCTGGAAGCGGTCGTCGGACTTCCCGAGGAAGCGACGGCGCCAGGCCTCCGCGACGGTGTCGCCGAGCGCGCGATGCGCCTCGTCGAGCGACGGGTTGCCGGTCGTGTAGATCTTCTGGCCCTTCGGCAGCGTGCGGTCGAGCGTGTTCAGGCGCTCGTCCAACTCGGCCACCTTGCGGGCGATCGGCGACTCGGGAGAGACCTGCGAGCGGATCTCCTCCATCGCGTTCATCATCGTGTGGACTTCCTCCTTCGAGGGAACCCACACGGTCGGCGCCTTGGGCGCCTCGTTGTTACTGTCACTCATGGTCGTGACTCACTAGTGGACAAGTGGACAGTGCGACGTCTGCGGATCACGACTCGATGCGTGCCCGTCTGCGTCCGCAGGACGCCGGACCGCCGAAGTCAGTTCGCAGTTTACCATCATTCGAGTGCGCAGTGTTAGCGCTTGCGGCGCAAATCGCCGACGAACGCATCCGCATACGCCTTCGCCGAGCGAGCCGCGTCGGCGGCCTTCGCAGCGAGAGCAGCCATGTCGTCTGACGACGCCGGCTCGGGACGCTTGATGCCGGCCGTCTCGACGAGGCTCGCGAACACGGCGCGGAACTTCGCAGCGTCATCGTCCGAGGGAGCGTCGGCCGGCGCGTCCGCCGGAGTCTCGTCCGGGTCGGCCGACCGGACCGCAACGGCCTCGACGTCGATCGCCTGCTCCTTGGTCGGATCAGCCATCGGCTCGACCTTCATCGGCGGGTCCTCGCCCTCGGCGATCTTGCCGTCGAGCTCGCCATCGGCCGCGTCGGCCACGACCGCGCGCACGCAGCGGTAGGCGTCGGCCGCGTACTGCATGGCGTCCTTCAACTTCGCCATGCGGGTCGCCGAGATCTTCTTGCCGACCCTGACCTCGCCGGCCGGACCGGACATCTCCATCTCGCCACCGCCGTCCTCGCCCTCGGGCGCCTCGACGACGACCACCGGCCGCGGGTACGGGTCGGTCGACTCCGGAGACGCCGACATGACGTCAGCAATCGCCGCGAGGCAGCCGTCGATCTCGGTCACCAGAGCCCGAGCCACGTTCAGATGGCGACCCATGCCGGCATCGCCATCGGTCGCGTAAGGCAGCATCTTGCCGCAGTTGACCAGGCACTCGACCTCGTACTCCAGCGACTCGTGCAGGCCGGAGACCTTCGCGAGTTCGATGTCGACCGCGTCGGAGACCTCCGAGCGGACGACCTCGCCGGCGGGCACGGCAGCCGTCTCGACCTGGCGCTGCGATACAGTCGCATCCGTCGCGACAGTCTCGGCCGGAGCCGGAGCGGCGGGCGTCTCGGCCGTGATCTCTGCGGGCGTCTCGATCGCCATCGGAGCGTTGTCGTCGGTATTCATCGTTCGGTCCTTGTTGGTGGACAATGGGCTCCGGTGGTCGAGCACATAGATGTCGCCATGCGAGATCTCGCGCAGGTACTTGTCGAGTGACAGGTACTCGACGAACGACTCCGGGATCAGCCCGCGCTGGAGTTTCCGCTGAATGCCGACGAGCCGGGCCTTCGGATCTGCCGGGATGACGACGGCCGCGATCTCAAGCAGTTCGTTCAGCGTGAACCGCCAGCCCTCGGGCTTGCCGTCCTGACCGAGGATGCGCTCGTACTCGAGCGGCGTCCAGCCGATCGACACACAGTCTAGGTCGCCGTCGAGGTACATGCCCTTCACGATCTCGGCGAAGTCCCAGCGCTTGGAGAAGCGGTGGAACGACCGCAGGATCGCGGACTGGCCCGAGCCCTCCGGCCGGACGTCCACTACCGTGCCGAGCGGCAGCGTGTCGTAGGAGTGATTCCAGGTGAACCGCGGGTTCATTCGGAAGTTCTCGAGTGTCCAGTTCTGCGGGCCGTTCAGCACGGCGTTGCCATCGCGCTTCACGTCTCCGCCGGACGACGCGATGAACTCGAACACCTCGCTGCCTTCCGAGTCGGACGCGACACGCTTCACGGACTGCACGGCGAAGCCGCGCTGGAGCCCGACGCGCTTGTGCTCGTCGAGGTCGCGCGTCAGGTCACCGGATGCGCGGACGAGACCGAACGTGCGCGAGAGCACGTCCCAGCGGGACCCGGCCTTGATGTCGTCACTCATAGAGGGAACCTTGCGTGGACTCTGTCTAGTTGCCGTCGCGCTTGTATGCGGACGCGAACGTGCATCGGCAGTTGATGACCTCTTCGGCCGGACCGTTCGTGTCGCCCGGATAGCGCAGGCCGCCGGGTCCCGAGAACGTCGAGCCCGTGTCAATGATCTCGCCGTCGCGGGCCTCGTGCGTCTCGCGCGCGTGCCCGTCGAGCGTGGCGATCCACTCGATCGTCTTGACGCCGTTGCCTGACAGCGTCTCGAACCGCCCGCCGTTCACGGCGTTGCTCATCTCGGTGCGAGCGATCGTGCGTGCGCGAGACGCGCTCGCGTTGAACACCTCGCGCACGCGGTCCTTCAGGTCGGACAGGTTCTCGCCGTTCGCCCAGCCTTCCATCAGCGTCGTGTTCACCTGCTCGCGGATGGTGTCGTTCACGCTCACGAGCGTGTCGATCCGCCGGTCGTAGTACAGCGAGACGATGCGGTTCACCTCGGGCCGCGAGAGTTGGAACTCGGCCGCTGCCTTGTCGATTACGCCGAAGCGCACGAGGTCGTCGACCGACATCTTGATCCCGAGGCGTGCAGCCTCGTCGAGCACCGGCTTGATACGGCGCAGGAACTCGTCCGCCCGAGAGATGGCTCCCATCGCATCGTCGACCGTCTCGCGCGGCGGGCGAGTCGAGCCATCGGTCGGCGTCTTCGGCTTCTTGGGTGCGCGCTCGAGAGAGCGCGTGCTGCGACCGTCGAGGGCAGCCAGCACGGCCGCGCGCTGCTCGATCAGGTAGCGACGGATGCGAGCGAGCGCCTTCCGCTCCAGCGGGTTCAGCGCGCGGACGTAGGCATCTGAGATGGCCGCGAGCCGGGCAGGGCGGACCGACGGCTGCATGGCCGGCACCTCGCCGTGCGTCGGCTCGTTCGGCATCGAGCGCTCGCCGCCGTCGAGCTTGCGCTTGAGGTCGTTCAGGACGGCCTTCATGCGCGACTCGCCGATCGTGCAGATGCCTCCCCACTTCACGACCGCAACGATCCCGGCCACGTTCGACACGTTCGCCGAGAGGCCGGCGTCCGAGAACTGCGAGCCGTCGCCCTCGTGGCGTGCCATCCACGCCTCGCGCTCGCGGACCCAGTCCTCCTGCGCAGGAGTCTCAGGCACGCCGCCGTTCTCTCGGACCTTCGTCCAGAGCAAGAACGCGTCGTCGCCTCGGATGTTCCCGCCCGCGTCCCAGATGGCCGGGTACTCGTCCTTCAGCGCGACCGCGTAGTCATAGTCGAACTGCGGGTAGGCGGAGTTCCGGAGCCCGACAGCCAGGTCGTCGCCCTTCGTCGGGAAGTCCGTCGCGCGCTGGACGCCGGCACTCCCGAGCATGCGCTCGGCCGCGTCTGCCTCGAGCCCGCAGAGGGCAGCGAGCATGCCGAGGCCCGTGTCGCGCGGGATCGACAGCGACGCGACGGACGTCACGATCGACAGCGCGACCTGCATCTGCGCCTCGGACAGGCCGGCGGTCGTAGGTGCAGGCACGGCCGTGTCCTCGACGATGGCCTCGATTGGAGGCGGGAGAGGCTTCGTCTCGGGAGGCGGCGTGACATCGAGCGGAGGCAGGCCGGACATTTCGACGGCAGACTCGAAGGTCGTCATGCCCATCGGCACCAGCACGACGTCGCCGCGCTCGTCCACTGGTCCGCCCAGGTCGAGCCAGTCGTTGATCTGGTTGCGGCTCCAGCCGAGGTTCTTCAGCTTCTCGGCGATCCCGAGCGCATCGGCTAGGTCCTCGCGCATGCCATCGACCGCGTCCCAGTCGAGGACGAGCGTCAGGCTCGGGTCGATCTGATCGACCACCCGGCGCTGGAGTGCCTGGACGATCCGGTCGCCATCGGCCTTGACGGGTCCCTGCCAGAACAGCCGGCGTTGCTGACGGAATCCTCCGCCGTCGAAGCCGCCGCCGCTGTACTCGCCGAGCATGATCAGCGGCACGTCGAACGCACGCGCGATGTCGCGCAGGTAGACGTCGTGCAGCTCCTGAAAGCGCATGTCCTTCCCGGTCTGCCCGATCGCCTGGTACTCGAAGTCCGATCCGAGAGCCGCGATCGACTCCGCGTTGAGCGGCCCGCCGAAGCGCGCGACCCAGTCCCGGCGGATCGCCTTCAGCTCCTCCTCGTCCGCGCGGCCCTGGCCCTTCCACTTCAGGATTCCGGCAGGAGCGCCGGAGTTCCGGAGCACGGCTCGGTTGTAGACTGATGCGAGGAAGTCCGTCTCGATCACCACGCGAGCCGCGTGCAGCGGGCCGACGCCGACGACCGGGTCGTCAGGAGCGACCGAGTGCCGGATGTGGATCACCTCGTCTAGGCCGAGCTGCACGCGCCCGCCGCCACCCGGAGGCGTGTACACCCATCCGCGCAGGTCGTAGAGGTTCGTCGTCGGTCGGTCGGGCTCCATCGAGTGCGGCACGAGCGGCACGATCTGTCGAGGCATGCCGCGCGAGTCGACCTGGTCGATGTACGGGTACGCGTTGCCGGCGAGCAGCAGGTGCGTGACGAGCGTCTGCTTGAAGTCCGCTTCGGTCTGGAGCGGGTTCGGGTTGCGCAGGATCTCGAGCAGCGGGTGCGACTCGACCTTGTCCTGCCCGCGGTAGAGCGCGAACGGAGCCTGCGAGATCGCGTCCGCGCGCAGGTTCACGCAGCGGTACACGCTCACCGACTGCAAGTACGCGTTGCGCAGCCGGCCGTCCGCTCCGTAGTCGAGCGACCGTATGAGCGACGTCGCCAGGTTCAGCGGCGTCGCACGCTTCTGGTCTGCTGAGGGCGCAGGCTGTGCCGTCGGAGCGCTGGCGGCGCCACCGAGTGCGCCTGCTATCCTCGCCCGAGCACGCTGTAGGAGTCCAGGTATGGCATCGCCTGCTGGTGGACCGTGGACGTTGCTCAAATCGCGATCTGCGACCGTACCGTTGCCGATTGTAGCGCACGACTGGCCGCAAACGCTAACATGACCGCCTCCGCACG